GGTAGCAAAAGTGTAAATTTTGGCCCCGGAGCAGAAATGTTAATGAACCCAAATAAACAAAAATCCGCATCACCTAAGAGTGATATTAATATTACTGATTTAAATAATTTAGATAGTATTAATTTAGATGAAGTAGTGCCAAAAAAGAAACGACCTAGTTTTACAGATATAGGTAGTAATTTATTTTCAAGACCGTCTGATAATAAATCGTCTAGTGATACATTAAAACCAATAAATATTAAAACTCCTAATATTCGAGCAACACCTTTAAATATGGCAACAGAACCAGAGAAAAAAGAAACTCCTGATGGTTTTAAAACATTTAATGAAATTCCAGTAAATCCAACACTCGTTCCAGAAGGACCAAAAATGACTCATGAAGAAATATTAAGAGAAAAATTAGGTTATTTAAGAAAATTAGAGGCTTTAGAAAAGAAAGGTATTGCTCTAACAAAAAAATATACAATGGAATCTCCTTTAGCAGAAATGAAAGGAGAATATGAAATGATAAAGGCAGATAAAGAAAAGAAAAACAGTGTTAAATTTCAACAAAAGATTTTACTAGCATGTGTATCTGGATTAGAATTTTTAAATAATAAATTTGACCCTTTTGATATTAAACTAGACGGCTGGAGCGAAGCAGTAAACGAAAATGTAGATGAATATGATGAAGTATTTGGTGAACTTCATGAAAAGTACGGCGGAAAAACTAAAATGGCACCCGAATTAAAACTTCTTTTCATGCTTGGAGGTAGTGCGGCCATGTTACATATGACAAATACAATGTTTAAATCTTCCATGCCGGGTATGGATGATATTATGAGGCAAAATCCTGAACTTATGCAACAATTTCAAAATGCAGCAATGAATACTATGTCCCAACAAAATCCTGGATTTTCGGGATTTATGAATGGTGTTATGGGTGGAGGTCCATCTATGATGGCAGCACCAATGATGCAACCACAAATGTCACCACCAATGGGTTCACCACCAGGACCATCTGATGAAATGCGGAGAAATCCTCCTAGAATGACTAGAAATATAAGACCAGATGTTAGTGTTAGTAGAATGTCAACAAGGATGAACGATGCTGTTAATGTTCGAGATAATTATGAAAAGATTAATAAAAGCAGGCGTCCTGAAATGAAAGGACCTAGTGAATTAGAGGATATTTTATCTGGACTAAAAACAAAAAAAATTAATATTAAATCAGATGAAAAAAGTGTTGTTAGTATAAGTGAATTAGAAGATATGAAAGATAGTCTTGAAAAACCAAAGAAATCACGCCGTAAGAAACCAAAGTCGGAGAGAAATGCAATTAGTTTAAATTTTAATTAAGTAATTTATTGCAAATTTTTATATATTTAAAATATATTTTTTTGTAAATATATTTTAAATGGTGCTTGGAACAATATTGTATGAAGGAATTGATTTAACTTATCACGTTCTTAAATTAGGTTATTATGGTGCATCATCTGCATATAGTTATTTCTGGGGAGAGAAAAAAGAAATGACACCAGAAGAAATGCAACAAATGATTGAAGAATTACAAAGTAAAATAGAAAAAATGGAAACGGAGCAAAAAATTATGGAAAAACAATCAACTACGAAAGCATTTAGTCAAGAAGAAATAGAAAAATTAAAATTGGCTTTAACATTTAGAAAATAATTATTTTTTATACATCCATAATTTTTTTATATTTTTGAATAGAATAGTTTGATACAACTTGTTCCATAAAATAAATTCCATTCCAAAACGTAAGTAAAGCAGTACAAAATACTAAGTACTTTTTATACCCTAAAAACAAAATATAATTGTTGTTATAACATATAACAGTTAAAACACTGTGAGAAATACACCCAGGTGCTCTAATCCATAAATTTAAATTATTATTTATTTTTTTTTGTGTTAATTTTTTTAAACAATTATTTCTTGTAAAAAATAAATTAATATAATTTATACCTCCAGGTAATCCTGTTAAAAAAAATAATCCATGATTTAATAATAACCCAGAGTTCATACATATTCCTATTGGTAATGCTACACCACACATTAAAATATGATGCAACCAATCATCAAATAGTAATTTATTATAATAATTGATTATATGGTAACTATGTAGTGAAAATGTTATTATAGAAGGAACATAGTTAACTGAATATTTATTTAAATTATTTAAATCAGTATACGTATATCTAACGTCATCTAAACATCCATAACTAATAAATAAATTACTTATACCATGAAGTAAATAATAGTTTCCTTTACTATACTTATTTAAAAATTTATCTACAGAACAAAAAAATGTGGTTAAAAATATATAAAATAACACACCATGAATGAATTGCATATATATATATATAATATCTAAATAATATTTTATATATATTTATTTAATATTTTCTTTTCTTAGTTTTTTTTTTCTTTTTTTTTTTACGACGCGTTTTTTTCCCACCATATGTCCTTTTTTTTCCTTTAAATTTATTCCTAGTTATTTTTCTTAGTTTTTCTGTTTTTTTCTTTTCACCTATTTTTCTCTCCATATGTGTTTTTTTTAATGACTTACTAATTCTATTACCACGAGAATACCTTTTTTTTTCTATTTGTTTAGATAAATTACTTATATGATTTTTTAATTTCCGCATTCTACTGGGACATCCTGAACCAGAATTCTGTATCAAAGTTCCTAACTTATTCATATATTTACCACTACTTTCAGGTTCAATATCTTTTGTTACTTCCAATCTTAAATCAACATGTACTTCTAAATCAAAAACCAAAGGATTATTTTTTTTATTGAATCTAGGTAATTCTGTAAATTTAAAATTTAATCCATCTTTTTGTCTAATAATAGAAGCATCAATAATTTTAAATAGTTGACCTTTTGAGGGACTAACTAACTTTTGTATGTCTAAATGTTTATCATCTGTAAATTTTGCTATTATAAATGTAGGGAAAAAAGTTAATTTACTTTCTTTTTTACTAGTTCCTGAATTTAAATTATCATAATTTTGTTGATTATACCGTCTTTCTATTGGGACAGTAATTCTATCTAATGATTTTGAACCTATAGGTACGTTAACATTTACACTTATACCATTAACATTTACCGTTACTAGTTTACCTCCCTTTGCATCTTTAGGGAGAGAAAATTCTAGTTTTTTGTTTTCACCAGTTCCCTTAATAATTGGCTTAAAAGATTTGGTATTGGAGAGAAAAGAGTTATTAACAATTTTTTGTACCTCTTTATTTACCTTATTTTTCATCCTTTTTTGTAATCCATGACCTGATTGACCTTTTGCAACAAATTCAGGATATAAGGGCTCATTATTATTCCCTAACTTAAAGTAATTATCAAAAAGTTGGCTTCCTTTTTTTTCTAAATCCCTTAATAATTTATTTGTATTTCTAGAATTATAACTTTTATATGCTTGTAAGTAATTTTTTAAAATATTCATTGGTATAAATGGTGCACTACATTTATATACACTTAATTGGGGTATCAATGTTATAATTTTAACACCGTCTTTTTCTTGTGGTATAGATTCAACATTGTTAATAACTTGATTATTTTTAACATTTGGAGAAATAAATTCTAAATCGTATAATTTAACTATTTTACCATAATAACGTTTATTATTTTCTACTGTTATGACTGCTATTTTGCCGTTATTAGGGTCATTTTTATTTCTGGGGGTGTATCTAATATAATCTCCTGGTCGCAATTTTCTGTCTGGAACATCTATTGAAAAATCTGGGAAATTTTTTCTTGTTAAGTTAAATAGTGCATTTCCAGAAAAATTTGTTTTATATTTAAATGTTATCCGGTAAAGAACATTTCCAGGAGGACAATTCTGTGGTTTATATGATTTTTTTATTGATGCGCTTGTTGACATAGATATAAATTGGAGAGAAATTTATACACGCAACATAAAACTATTTAAATTTCTTAAATGTTCTCTTTTTTGCTCTTTTTTACGTGCTTTTTCTAAAACTTCATTTGCTTTTTTAATTTCTTCTTGAGAAACATCACCATCTTTATCTAAATCTAATAAATGTTCATATTTTCTATATTTTTTAGGAATAATACAGAATTGACTTTCCTCATTAAAAAGGTGACTAGTTAATACAGTAAATATTGCTGTTAATGCTAAAGCAATCAAAATATCACGCGAACCCATCCATGATATAGCAAAAATAAGGATTTGTCTTCCAGCACTATTTTTTAAATATTCTTCTTGTGATTTGCTTAACTCAATAGTAATATATTTTGAACCAATATTTAACATAATCATTACAATACCAGCAAAAAATTTACTATTATTTAAATAACCTAAATAAGAACCTAAACTTGATATCATCTCTTAATATTTACATATATTCTTTTTTATTTTAGAAAAATTAATATTTCTCTCCAACTGAGGTATTGTATTTGTTCTAAATAAAACAAATATAATAATATTTTATTCTTGATTTGATTGAACTTTATAACCACCGTTAGTATGTTCATCTAATTGTTTTGTAGATGCAATATTATTTTTTTCTGCACTTGTTTTCATTTTTCTGTCTAAATCAATTTGACATGGAGATGAAAATTTCATTGGGGACCATTTGGTTAATTTAGGAATAAATCCTTCTTTTATTTCAACATATTCTCTTTTAGAAGAAATAAAAAGTATAACAATAAAAGCGATTATTATACCACTTGTTACACCAAACTGATTTGTTAAATAAACACATAAAAATAATAATAAAGCCATGAAATATTTATTGAATGAAAGATTAAGCAAAAATTCTGGTTGTTTATAAAATAAGCAAAGTAATAATGCTAATAATACATATTCTGTATATTGATTCATATATATATAAATTCGCAATATATTTTTTAGAAATCAGTTTATTAATTTCAAATTAAAATCTATATTTTTTATAAGTATGGCCACAACACTAGGATTTTCAACATTCGACGATACAGACAATAGTATATCTAAATCAACCTTTAAAAAAAATAAAACCTTGAAAAGAAAAAGTAAAAAGGTTGCAAAATTCCTAAAAAGTATGGATGATGATGATGATAATTTAGCAGATTTTGATTCGTCTTTTAATCCCCCAGCACAACCTGAACTAACAAGACAGCCTAATGCGGTTGTTGAAAATAAAAATAGCACTGATGAAGCAGTGTCACCTGAAGCATTTACAAAAATTAATGAAGAGCAAGCATCTAATATGAATTATCAAAATTACTACAATACTTATGTACCCTATTTTAATAATGCTACCAATAATGCCAATCTTCATGGGTCTAAAGATGAATTAATGAAAAAATTAAATTATATGATACATCTTTTGGAAGAAAATAAAGAAGAAAAAACAAGTAATGTCACAGAAGAATTAGTACTTTATATGTTTTTAGGAGTTTTTGTAATTTTTACGGTTGATAGTTTTGCAAGAGCAGGAAAATATGTAAGATAAATATATAATTTAAAATTTAATATATATATTTAAAATTTCGTTTATTTACTAAAAAATATTAAATATTATAAAATTATAATGACAGATAATAAAGTCATAAATACTTCCAAAGATTTAGATGAAAAAAATATTAAAGAAACTCTTAAATTAATTTTTTCTTCAATATCTAATAAGTTTGTAAATTGTAAACATTTATTTTCAGAAGATTATATTAACATTACAAAAGTGGGTGATATGACTACTTTAAATATTTGGATTGATATTGTGGAAACTCCTGATTTTATTAAAAATCTAGAGTGTGAGCCATTGGAATATTTTAAACTTAGTATTAATAATGATTTAGCATATGTAATTTTTTCTCTTAAGACAGAATTTAAAAATGACCAAAATAATACGGAATATAAATTATCTTCGGGACATTTGGCTATTCTTAAAAAAATAGATAATTTATGGAAATTAGAATGTTTACAGGAGAGTTCAAGACGTCCAACTAATAATGCACCTCGAATATGTATAGATTCTTCACATATAAAAACAGCAATTGAAGGAAAAAAAAATAATACGCAACAAGATGTAAGTAATACAAATGTTAAGATTTCATCCAATAATTAATTATTAAATTAATATTTTATATAAACAAATTAAAGATTGTTTTTTTATTATTTTTATAATGACTAGTATTAGTGTAAATACTGAAGAAGTTATTACTGACCAAATTAGAAATAGTATTTCTAGTATGGTAAACTATTTAGATAGTGGTAATGTGGAAAAAGCATCTGAATATGTTTCAAATGATGTTGTTTTTGTCAGACCAACTGGAAATCCTCTTACAAAGAATCAATGGATTGCTATGTTTAATAGCGACGATGTTAGTTTACTTTCAAATAAAATGGTAGATTTTTATAAGGTTGATGTTAGTCCTTCAAATGATTGGGCTCTTGTTTGTTATTCTACACATGCAAAATTTACCTACAAGGGTGTAGAGAACAATGATATTTCGGTATTTACTGTTTTAATGAAAAGAGTTAATAATACATGGCTAATGTCACACTTACAACGTTCTGCTGGCCGTTTACCAACTGATTCAATGCCAGTTTTCAACTAATTTTAACTTTTAAATTAATAATAAATTTAAATTATTAATTTAACTTATTAATTCTGCTCATGTATTGTATTAATAACAAACTATTCTATTTGAAATTCAATACCATTTGCCGTAACATCTTTCATTGCACTTAATATATGTGGTGATACATCAGTACAAGCAAATTTTTCTATTTGATGAAAATACTGATTTACAACCATAAAATTATCTTTATACATTTTTTTCATTTTACTTATAAATGGAATAAAATATGGTATCCATCCAAATAATATATTAGATATAAAACTACTAGACATATTTTCTACTAAAAAACTATCACTATCATCTTGTAGTGAAACATTTGTATCAAACCAAAATCCGTTCACTATTATTGCTTTCGATGTAATTTCATTTAAATTAAAATATGATAGTAATTCTTCTAATACGGTAAAAAAATTTGAGTTAATTATTGGTATAGTAGGTTTTTTAAATATAATTTCACCTTTATTTGTATTAAATTTAAAATCTTCAGACGTTTCATTTTTAGTTATTTCATTTAAACGTTCGTTACTATTTATTGATTTAAATCTCGCCTTTTTATTTAAAGTAAAAAATTTATCTTTTAATAAAAAAAGTTGCTCTATTTTTTTTGTCGAATCTATTATAGGTAAATCTTGTAATATATATTCAATTGATATATAAACATTTTCATGTGTTAATTGTCTTATTTTATTTAAAATAATATTTTTATTTTTTTTATCTTGACCACCTATAAAGACAATATTTACTATATGTAAAATTTCTTTATTTTTTTTCAATAAACTATTATGTTTTGCAACTTGATTGTAAAGACAGTTATTTATGGATTTATCTAAATAAACATTTGGCGTCATAGAACCTAAAAATAAAATAAATAAAGAATTCATTTCTTTCATTTCGTTTTTTAATGCTTCTATAGAATCATCATCAGCATCACTTTCATCCGTATCATTTTCATCAGTATCACTGTCATCTTCACTTTCTTTAAATAAAAAATTTTTTTTTTTTAATTCTTCTGCTATTATATTTAATTGTTCTATTTCAGTTACACTTTTTGTTGCCATATATATATTAATTATATTAATTAATTATCATTACATCTGTGCTTTTAAAAGGTCTTAAAGCAAAATTATAAAAATAATAACTAGTAGTTATTTTTTCTTTATAACTATATCGTTTTAAAATATTTTTAATAATAATATTGTTGTTTGAAATGTTTTCTATAAATAACTTTTCACAATTAATTTCTTTTCTTATTAAACTAAGAGTTGACAAAAAACTTAAACAAAATATTGGCTCTTTTGTTTCATAAAAACTTGCTATTAATTCAACACTTCGTTTACCATCGTAGTAGGTGTAATTATTTCTAAAAATAAAAAAATCGAATGGTTCTTTATAAATCATAGTAACTCCAATATAAATTATTTTTTTTTTAAGTAAATGCAAAATATGAGTTATATTAGGAAAAATAACACACTTAAAATTAGATTTATCGAGTCGTTTAAAAACATCATGAAATAAATCAAAATTTTCACTTCCGATAAGTACAGTATTTATTTCTGACTGATCAAATTTTATTTTTGTTGGCCATTTTTCAATATCAAAATAATAATTATAATAATTTGTTAATGGTACAATAGCATTTTTTACACCTTCCCGTTTAAATAAAAATATACAATTTTTATGTTTTTCTCTATGTTTCACATAGTGTGTATAAATGATTTTGGGTGCTATGCCTTTTTTTCGATGTTTTTGATGTACACAAAGAAAATCAACATAATAAAGATGAAAAATACTATTATCTAATTTACAATGTAATGGACGCGTTGTCATTGTTGCAATAATTTTATTATTTTTTTCAATAAAAGAAAAATAACTTTTATCATTATGATTTTTAAAATAATCAACTACGCCATTTTTTGGTGGTTTATAATTTTCTTGTTTATGCGGCATATAATTATTTCTAATAAAAAATTCACTCAGTGCTTTTTTTTGGGTTGGAACTTTAAAAAAATCAAAGAAAAATACTGTTTCATCATAATATTTATTTTTTTCTGGTTTATTATGCTGTATTATGCCAGGCGGAAACATCCAGTAATAAAGATTATGAAAATGAAATACAGGTTGTTTGGACCAAAATGGATATTTTAATTTAAAATAAGCAATAATCAATACTATTAATATAATAATACTTAAAATATAGTATAATAACATTAAAACTATTATACTATAACATTTCCTATTTGTTTTTTTAACATATTATACAACATTTGTATTGTTTAACTAAAACAGGTTGAAACTCGCCGCTTATAAAATGATGTTCATAACGATATTCAAATAGTCAGTCATGGTAATTATGTGGAAGGGTAACAAAAAGACGTTTAACTTTTCTTCCAGCAACTCTTTCTGCGTCACCTACGTGAGGGGCATATCCACTTTCAAATAGTTCTAAAAAGGCTCTAATGTACAGTTTTTCACGTTGTCCAGAAACACTCAACATATATAATTCCTGTTTACCAGAAGCAAATCTTTCTACTAAACTAAAAAAATTTACCCTTAACTCTTTTTGAAATTTTTCTTTATCTTTATTCCATCGACTTTCATAAATATCACTTAAATCGTTCCAAGTAGGAATAATTTGATTACTATTGGCATCATTTTGAATTAATGACTCGCGAACTTCACGTTCAACATCTGTAGGTTTAGTTGAAGATTCAATACTACTGTTCCAATTTTCCATTATAATATTTTAATAAGAAAAATTTTAAAATATTATACGAATTTAAAATAAAATAATTTGCTAAATATTTTACTCTGGTTTATATAAAATATAAATATATTGATACTCATACATAGTTCTAACCAAATCTATTTTTCCCTTTAAAATAAAACCTGTTTGTTTTGCAATAGAAAGTATTTTTTTTTGTGTTTCCATGTGCAATGTATGAATATTTTTTCTAACATGACCAGAACTGTCATCTTTAAATGTTTCAACAAATTCTCCCTTGTCATTAGATTTATCAAAATCAAAATTTGCTTTATATTGAAAATCTTTAAATTTAACTAAAGAATTTGTAATTCTTTTTTTTGCATATTTTTGAGCAGAAACAATATGCAAAGGGTCAGCAGAATTAATAATGGGGTCGAATTTATCACGATTTACTAAATGCAATACAATATGTCCTCCTGGTTTTAACCAGTTATAACAATTATCAATAAAGGTTTTTTTATCTTTAATATAGTAAATTGTAAAATATAAACAACTAATAGCATCAATAGAAGAAGGTTGATATAAAACAGCATCTAAAACATTTCCTTTTTTAAATTTAGATTTTGGATATTTTTTTTTGGCCAATTCAATCATTGAATTTGAAGAATCTACCCCACTAGCATCAAATCCTTTTTTGGTAAATAAATTTACATGGTGACCTCTACCACATCCTACATCAACCAAAACCTTATTTTTTTTTGGTTTCAAAATGTGAGTTAGTTCATCTATTTCATAATCATTTTTTGCCGGGTCGTAAACTAAATCATCATAAATATCACAATAAAAATCATCATATAAATTTTCGTTTTTATAAACTTTAAATTTTTCCATCTGTGTAAATCCTTCTGGAAATGGATGATAATAATTTACATAATTTAAAATTATAAAAAGAACACCTAAAAATATAAGTAATCTTATCCAAATATTAATTTTAGAAATGGCTTTTATAGATTTTTTAATTATTTTTGTAACTTGTTTCATTTATATGTATTAATGTTATATTTTTTATGTGAAAATTAAATATAAATGAATGATAATGATATAAATGATGTTCGTAAATTAAAAGACTTTAGAGGTATCACATTTTCAAAATTTAAAAAAAGCGATGCAAAAAAAGAATTACTAAATAATTTAATGAATAGTAAAATAGAACAATCTTGTTATTGGTGTGCTGAATTTATTTGTAGCGGACATTTTATTGATGTTTGGGATATAATTTTTGAATTTTGCTCAAAATATATTCATTTGGGTAATCCTAAATTGCCTTATTATTTAAATTTAAGACTAGATGATTTTAGAAATATAATTAATAATGGATATCAAGATAATATAATTAAAATAAGAAATAATGACAAGGTGAGAAAACTATTTGCAGAAATCATGTGTGTTTTATGTACATCAAATAAAAAAAATGCTTTAGAAAATATAAAAGTCCAAAAAGAAGATTTAAGTATGATGAAAATTACACATAAACTCAAGGCTGATTCTATAAATTATGCAAAAATAGTTTTTAAAGAAGAGGACCCCAAAGAATTATTTGTGGCTATCAATGAATTTGCATGGAATATTTCAAAAACAAAAAAAAATGCTAGAATGGCTTGTTATTGGATAGAATGGATACTTAATTTTGAAACTTTAGTTAAAAAAGAAAATAAAAAATACTGTGGTGCACGAAGAGTTATTAACGTAGAAAATAAATACCAAACTGATATAGTTTGGATATTATGGGATTGTCTTTGTTATGAAGCAAATTCAAGAAATTCAAGTATGATTAAATTAATACAAAATTTACAAGAACTTTTTTGTTTAAAATACAAACCTGGAATTAAAAAAAAACGAAAATTTTTATTATATTATGCAATTAATTTATTAACTGAAACAATCAACAATAAAATTCCTATTATTGAAAATACTAATTTAGTGGATTCTATTTCAAAAAAAATTAACATTATTTACAAACAAATAAAAAAAAATGAAATTAGACCACAAACAGATTATTTATTTAATAATTCAATGACAAATAATAATTTAGAAAAAACTGTAAAAAAATTAGATAAAATGAATGCAATTACAATGAAAGGTATAATTCCAAGAAATTAATATAATATTTATAATTTTAAAATATATATAAATATTATAATGCCTAATCCTTCGAATAAAAGACTTAGAAGAGCAATGTATGGACAATCTCCATCTGCTGACGGTTCAACTATTACAATTGAAAATGGTGCAGGTGAAGGTAAAGATTTAACAATTGGTGCTGGTTCAGTATTTAATTTAGGAGGTGTCAATAGATTTGGAAGTTATCCAACTAATGGTATGAGTATGGGATTTTTAAGAAATCTTTCCAAATACAACAATGGAACAACACATGATAAATGTGATACTTCTAATAACAGAACTGTAAATGTGTTTTCTGGTAATACTTTGGCAGATTCTGATGAATTTGCTTTAAGAATTACAACAGATTTCGTAGTAATTTCTGAAAGTAATACTTTTGATTTAAGTACCCCTATGGTTTTGGGTGCAACTTTACCTGTAGGAACAACTGTTCAACAGGTTGTTTCTGGTAATACTATCACATCTACATTAAGAGCAGAGTTGAAAAATAATGACACTAAAATTGTTCTTTCAACAGACTACTCAGTAGGTGGAAGTGCCCAAGATTTAAATATAACAGATAATTTAACTATTGATCCACTTGGTGTAAATGTTACTGTTCCTGCAAATGTATTAACTAAATTAACCACCGCTGATATTAGAACAAAAAATACATCCGGTTTTGTTGATGGTGATATATGTAAAGCAATGGGTACAGGAAATTGTGGTACTGGTATTGACTTAAACTGTAGCAACTTTGGAAATATTAATGGTATTAATAGAATGACTCTCGATGGTAACCATGTTGTTGCAATCGAAATTTGGCAGAGAGATTTCAATCTTTCCCCTATGAATAGACAATTACATGTATTAGTTGCTGGAGATCACTCAACACAAGGTGGTGCTGTTGCAGGTAAAAGATTAACTATTGCTGTTAAAAATAGTTCTACAGTAAGTTCTAGACGCCACACTATTACATTGACAAGTGGAATTGCTAATTTAGTATCACCTGTATCCGCTGGAACTCTTATTCGTCAAACAAGAACAGTTGGTACAACCAGTGTTACAGTTGAGGGTGTATTGGTTGAAGAATTATCAAATGGAGATACACAGATGGTAGTAGATACAAAATCTAATGAAAGTTTTGTTATGGGAAATGCTGCCGCATCTGAAACACTTGTTATTGACCCCAATGGTGTTAATATTTCTTTAGAAAGTAAACCTGATAGAAAAAGAGTAACATTTGCATTAAATAATGTTATGCAACTTGGAGCATCTGTTACTGCTGGTCCCAGTATTATTCTTCAACAAACGCCTGTGTCAACAGGAACAACTGTGAATGGTGTTTTAGTAGAAGACATAGATAATCTAGACTCTACAATTGTAGTTGATTGCGATAGTTCTGATAGTTTTGATACTAGTGCAGACTTAACTCTCACTGGTTCTCTTGTAGGTACATCTCCAGGTGATACTGCAATTTCTAACTTGCAATCAGTAAGTGAAACAGATATAGGTAATGTAATTGCATATTTAAGTTCTGTTTCCAAGACAAGTGAAACAAGTTTTGCAGGAATGTATAATGGTGTTCCAAGTGCTTTAGTTATGACATCTAATTTACCAACATCTACGGAAGCAGTATTTGGTCAAGACCCATCTGGTAATTCATTACAAAGTACCAATCCTGGCACCGCTACTGCCCCTGGTCCAGGATATACACCTGCTATGCCTGCTGAATTTACAAGATTTACATTTAGAACTGGTTCTGAACTAACAACTGGAACAGACTATGTTGATGCGGTTGGTAAGAAAATGTTTGAAGTAATTACAGGAACCGATGTCGGAAAAAATAAACAATTATACGTTAAATTACACTTGGCTTAAATTTATAAACTTTAGTAAAAAAAAAATATAATTGTATATTATAAAATGAGTAATCCTGGAAATAAAAGACGTCATAGAGCATTAGCAGGTGCTTCCCCATCATCCGATAGATCAGCAGTACCAGCAACTATTAGTGGTGTAGCAAATCCATTTAGTTTGGACCACAGAGGGGTCAGTGTTCAAAGAACAAAAGGTTCTGTTATTAACAATGGAGGAAATATGATGCAAGGAACTTTCCCTACTGTTGGAGTTGCCCTCCCATTTTTAATGAAATTAGGAATGTGCTGCAGAGATGGAAAAGTACCTACACCCCTTGCACCTAAAGATTAAATTTAATATTTTAAAAATGATAATTTTAATATAATATTATAATTTCTTTTTTTCTCATTATACTACATAATGGCCAGAAAAAGCCGTAGAAGATCTAGAACCAGAAAGCGCAGACGTTCCCGTCGTGGAGGTATGGGACACCCCGTTAAAAGACGCAGAACCAGAAAACGCAGACGTTCCCGCCGTCGCCGTCGTTAAGTTATTTTTAAATAAAAAAATTTTATAAATATTTTGTATATGATTAAAAAATATTTATTAATTGGAATTATAATTTTAGCATTAGATTCTGTTTACTTAAATTTAACAAAAAACTTATTTTCAAAACAAATAAAATTAGTACAAAAAGAACAATTTACGTTGAATATTTATTCTGCAATTTTATGTTATATTTTACTAACTTTAGGGATTTCTTATTTTGTTATAGAAAAAAATTTATCATATAAAGAAGCGTTTTTTCTAGGATTTATCATTTATGGTATTTTTGATACTACTACTATGAGTATTTTTAACGATTGGAATCCATTATTAGCATTACTAGATACATGTTGGGGAGGAGTTTTATTTACTTTAGTATTATTTATCTACAATAAAATAAATAACTTTTTATAAATATTATATATGCTAAATAGTATTTACTACTTGAATAAAGAAAAAAAAATATCTAAAATAGTAAATATAAAAATAAAAAAAAACATAAATACAAAAATAAAAAAAGATGATTTTGGATTTATTATGTTAAGACATGTAAGATGTAAAAAATCAAATAAATTATGGATTCATAGTATTAATTGTATTAGGAAATTTTATCCTCATAATAAAATTATGATAATAGATGATAATAGTAATTATAAATTTGTAACAAAAAAAAATTTCTATAATACATTTGTTATAAATAGCAATTATAAAGGTAGAGGTGAATTATTACCATATTACTATTATATACATCATAAATTATTTAATAACGCTATTATTATTCACGATAGTGTATTTATAAATTCTTATATTGATATGAAATTCGAAGATTATAAATTTATATGGAATTTTAATCATGCTTCTGACCAATTAGAAGATGAATTAAAAATGATTAAATCATTTAACAACAAAAATTTAGTAAAGTTATATCATAATAAAAGTTTGTGGAATGGATGTTTTGGAGGAATGTCTATTATTTCACATGATTATCTAGTAGAGGTTAATAATAAATACGATATTGGTAAATTATTAAAATACGTTAAAACAAGATATAATAGATGTTCTTTTGAAAGAGTTATTGCTTGTTTACTTAAAAAAGAAAATAAAAAAAGTGATACATTATTGGGAAATATTCATAAATATTGTAATTGGGGAATTAAGTTTAGAGATATAGATAAATATCAACATTTACCTATAATAAAAGTATGGTTAGGCAGATAATATTTTTATATTGTTTGAAGTCTATTTCTATTTGGTTTAAATTCTTTTATCTCATTATTGTTAGATAATTTTATATTTTTAACTACATTATTTGTTTTTTTTTCTTGTTCATTAATTAAATTTAACTTAAAATTATATTTAACTAATTCACGCATTTTTTCTATTTCTAATAAACGCAGACGTTTATTTTCTTGTTTTATAAAACATTTTAATATTTTTAACATTATCATACTAATATTGTTATTTAACATTTGAAAAATTTTAATAATACCACCCGTTACACCTAATATTTCAATAGTTGTATTTGTATCTAGAGTTCTATATAACCAGTAATCTCCTAATGCAGCAACTAATAAACTATTTGTAATTATTAAAACCCAAACAATTATTAACTCAAATTTTCGTTTTAATTTTGGATTTACATCATAATTTGGAATTTTTTTTTCATCTATAAACAGATCTTCAAAATAAAGAGGTTTAGATGCAGTATAGTAAACTATTTTTGGAAAATTCCAAAACAAAATAAATGCCGATAAAAATAAAAATAATGGTATATAAATATAGTTTTGAAAGTTTTCGTATATTAATGCTGCCGGAGCAAAAACCAATGGAATAAAATATCTTTTTATTTTAATTTTTTTACAGCATATTTTACAATTATCACAACATGTTTTACTATTATCTTTACAGCACATATACTCATTAATATGCATTTTTCTCTAATTTATTTATGTAAATTTTATACGTAAATAAATTATTTAGTTCGGTAATAAACCAATGCTTGATATGATTTTTTAAAATTATATTTCTCTCCAATTGTTTTTGTTATTTTAAAACTTTTATTTGTATTAATTAAATTTTTCCATTTTAATTTTCTAACAGGAGAGAAATCTTCACCGTCCAATTTATAATCAGTTGCATTAATAGTTATTAATGCACAAACATGATTTCTTTCAATATCTCTTATAGCAACTGAATCTAATTCATATTTATATTTACCTGAAGTGATTGTTAATGGTTTTTCAAAATCGCTTACACTATAAGTTTTATTTAAAGGGTCATCAAATATTTCAATAATAATCATATGTGGAATTTTTTCCATTGATTTTATATCTTCACTTAAATTATCCAGTGCTTCTTTATTATGAGTTATTCTGTATGTATGTAATGGAAACGGCGTTAAAGAACCATGTCCAAAATTTTCAAGATATGTTAATATAGAAAAATAAAACTGAATAGGATTACCTGCTTCTTTACTAGGTTTATATCTATATTTTTTTGGTAATGCTTCAAAAACACTTTGTACAACATCGTTAGTATCTATTAATTTAGCATATCCTCCTACATCTTGTGTTCCCAATAAAGATGCCGTAATAAATCTATTTAATATCCAAAATGCTTTATGTATTTTATTATTAAAATTTTTTAATTTTGTTTTTGTTTGAAGTTTACCAGTTATCATTGCTTCTCTGAAAAAACGCAAAAATTTTCTACCTTTATCACTTAAAAAGAAAATAGCAAAAAATGTATTCATCCAACAATTACTATCAGTCTGAGCAGGTCCAATAATATGACGAGGTACAATTTTTTTTGTACTACTTAAATTATGTAATAAATATTTTTGTGCTTCTTTTGATTTCCAATCATAACATAATTCTTCCCCTGAGTCTGTTACTATTGTAATTTGTAATAAATTACAATCAATATTAACAAACATATCTTTATGTGGTGTTTGAGATATTAATGATTGAATCTTTTGATTAACCGTTGGAGCATATGATTTTTTTAAAGTTTTAGATAATTCTGCAATTCTTGATTTTGTTACTTTTGTTTTAGTTTGCGCAATAGATACAGTTTTACTTTTTCTTATAGCAGATTTAGATTGTTTTTTTGTTATTTTTTTTGTTTTACTTTTTTTGGTTTTGTTTTGTGAACGTTTTGAAAAGTTCTTTTTAGTTTTACTTTCTTCAGGAACACTAAATATGGTTGAAAGCATTTTTGTTATTTTTTCTTTAGGGTCACACTCACTAGTTAAAGCATTCCATTTATAACCTTTAGGACACCTTTTTCCTGTACGAGCAATACTTTTACTAGGTGTTTTAAAAGTAACTTTTTTAGTTTTGTTTTGTGAAATTTTTGAAAAGTTCTTTTTTGTTTTAGATAAATCACTTTTTAATGAAGGTTTCAAACTTTCTAAATTTTCTGATAAAATTTCATCCATTATTGTTCTTTCTTTTGTTAAAACTTTTGACGGTAAAGTTAATTTACCTTTTTTAGTAACTTTTTTTGTTTTTGTTTTTGTTTTATTTTTTGTTTTATTTTTTGTTAATTTTAATGTAGTATTTTTAGAAAAAAGATTATCACCTTTTTTTGATTTAATTGTTTTTGATTTAATTGTTTTTGATTTAATTGTTTTAGAGATATTTTTATTAATAGATTCGCATTCTTTAGTTTCTTTATTTCTACGAAAACCTTTTTGACATTTTTTTCTTGTAACACATTTACAACCCTTTTTTTTTAAAATATATCCTTCTGGACATTCAGGTTTTAATGACATAAAATATATATTTTATTTAGATTTTAATATTTATAATTTGTATATGAGTATATTTAATACAAATAAATCAGCAAGTATATTAAAACCTATAACACCTGACCCTTCAAAAAATTCATTTACAGAACAAATTTCAAAAAGTGTATCTAAAAACCCTACTATTGCAGAAACATTATCGTCAAAACTTTCTGGTATAAAATCTATAGGACAAACATTTAGTCCATCTCAACAAACCACCTCATCAACTTCTATATCATCTGTAACACCTAATGATGGTGGAGTCATGATTATTAAAATATTGTTAATAGTTTTAATTATTGTATTTTTAGCATATAATTTGTATCTTTACTTTTACGAAAAAACTGATATTTTCAGAAAGTTTTTTGGAATTACACTTTTTAAAACAGGGGAAGGTACAAAAAATACGGTGGAAAACACAGGAAAAGGTGCTGAAGAAGTTTTAAATGCTACAAAAAAAGCAGGTAAAGGAGTTGGCCAAGCAGTATCTGATGCCGGAAAAAATATGGAAGAAAGTTCTTCTTTAAAAAAAGCCATTGAAAAACCCAAACAAAAGGAAGAAAAAATAATAGAAGACGATTCAACTGAAAGTAACATACAACACAAAAAAACAACAGGCTATTGTTATATTGGTAGTGACAGAGGTTACAGAACATGTGTAAAAATGACAGAAGATGACGAATGTAAATCTAAAAAAATATACCCAACTAAAGACATTTGCATTAACCCTAATTTAAGAAAATAATTAAATAATTTAAAAATGATATTAATTAAGTATAAAATATTTAATTAATATATAATGAGTTTACTTTCAATGATAACATCATCAAAAAGAATTGAAAATGGGTTATTATGGAGTAGTATTTTTTCGATATCGACTTTACCATTAGGTTTTTGTAGTTACAAATTTCTACTTCCTAAATTAAATTTTGATGATAATAGTAAAAGAATTTTAAATGAAGAAATTATGAAAATGTTATTTACAACATCTGCTTTAATAGGATTTTTATATGGATTTAATACTAAAAGAACATTATTAAGTTATTTATGATTCAAATTTTTATTTTGACAATACTCTTAAATTTAGTTTTTCTTTAGTACTTAATTTATCTATCTTTAATTTGTAGTCTTGTAATTTAGATTTGATTATATTTTTTTCTTCTACCAATTCTTTAGTTTGTAAATTTAATATTTTTAAATCTGGCAATATTTCTAATTCAAGCGCATTTGCCAATGCGTTTAAATGTTTTATATTCCTATGAGCACCTGTAATACGCGACACTTCAATAAAATCTTTACTACGACTTAAACGTTTAAGTTCAAAATAAGGAGTTTCATTTTCGGGAATAAATTCCATTGGGTCCATAAATTCTGTTTGCGAATTCACTAATTCTGACATTATAATTTAATATTATATTTTATTTTTTTCATATAATATTAATTTTAAAGTGATGATGAGAAAAACCATCTAAGCGAAAAATAAGGAGGGAAAATTCTCATATCATCATCTGCTGTTAAATTAGGACCAGACTTTACCATATTCTCAATATCAACCCCAGACAAAGCATAACTATGATATCTTAAATTAGACAAAAATCCTGAAAATCCCCCTTTTTGACTAATATATACATTTCCATAATTTTGTTTTGGTACAGACCTAAATTCATGTCTGTTAACTATAGTTCCATTAATATATGTGTCCATATGTTTTCCTTTAGTACGCATATTTACTAAAATCCATTTATTCATTGGAATATCATCAATTTCTATTTCTTCAATTACATTATTAAATGTATTCATAACAAAAATCAAAGAATTCTTTGTTTCATGTAAGTAAAGACCTGGTGCATTATTTGGAAATGCCATGTCTGTAACATTCACCCCATCAAAGGTTTGTTTCATACCAATATTATCATCAGAACCTTTATTAAAAATATGCTTTCTTCTTCCCGTTTTATAAACCAAATCATCAATAAATAACCACACAGACCAAGTAAATTCTAATCCTTCTCTTTCATTAACAGACCTTAATATAGGTTTTGAACCAAATGTTTTTGGATCCTGATGAATAGTTTGTTTCTTTTTTCCACTTTTTAATCCATTTACTAAAATAGGATTTTTTTCAGGAGAAGTTAAATATCCTAAAACTATTGTACCTAATCTTAATGCGTAAACAAAAATAATCAATACTAATATGAAAAAACATACCTTAGCAACTAATGTATTTGAGTACAAAAAATCTGTTGTACCTGATACGACTTTATTATTCCTAAATTGGCCAAACATACCTCCTGCTTTATTAGAAGCCGCTCCAACTGCTTCTCCTAAACTTGCCATAGGACTATTATAATTACTTGCAAAACTACCGTAAGACATACTTATATATTATAAATAATATAATTAGATTTCAAATCCATATTTTTCTTCATTATCTTTCATAAATGACAATTTAACTTTGTATTTATTTAACATATCTGTTAAAGCATTGCCACCTGGCCCTTCTCTGTATATTTCATACGCTTCACGAGGATTAATTGTTCTAGAAAAATATCTAAATTTAGATGTAGCGCCAGAAAATCCACCATCTGGTGTTAGTACTACTTCTGAATCTTTGTCTAATTTTGGTACACCACTCAATACATTAGTGTTAACTAATTTACCATCAATATATGTATCGACTGTTCTATTATTAACAGCAATTATTACACTGCACCATTTTTGAATTGGTATATTTTGAATAGACCAACTATCAATATTTACAGCACTTGTTGCAGAAGATGTTGACATTGAAATATCTAAATCATTTGTAGATGGTGCTAAAGAAAGTGATGGTGATACTAAACCTGTTTTTTCATTTGTTCTTCTAAATATCACCTTTGGTTTGCTATATTTGTATTGCCAGTTATCTACATATACCCATACAGAAAATGTGTAGTTAACACTTTCAAGATTTCCTGGAAGAGTTGAGGTAATCTTTCTTGCAGTTTTTGCGCTACCCCCCATTGATAAACTTTGATTTGTATTGTCTGCAAAAACATATGTCCATACAAGATAGAGAATTACAACTACAATAACTCCTAAAAGAATTGTTTTAAATTCCATAATATAATATTATGTTAGAAATTTATCTAAACAATTGGTGGATTATTATTTTTTAAAACATTGTAATTAATTGCTATTCGTTCTTTTGTCATCATTCTAGGGAAATATAAAACATTACACACACCACCTCCTATTCCATTATCATCACCAATACTTACATTATCTAAACTCATATAAGGTACTACATTTTTAACTGAGGCAACCAATTTTGAATTCATAAATACATCCAATATGCCACTATCATAATTTATTACGATATTATTCCATCTTTGTAAAGGAAAATCTTTAATTTTATAAATTACAGGTTCTTTATTTAATCCATTATTCATGGTTATTTTAAGTGAATTATCTAATCCATTATATGATATATTTGGTTTTTCACCATAATCTAAAATAGTTGTATGTTTTCTATATGCTGTTCCAAAATTAGGAGGCTGTGCTCTTATGAAAAACCATGCACTTATTGCATAATTATAATTATATTGAATATCATAACCTGATAATTTTAAATCATCATGTCGTCCTAAATATTTTTTTTTTTTTAAATAAACAGGTTCTCTTAGCAAAACCTTACCAGTTTGTATTTTTTTTATTTGAGAATATTCTTTTTTAAGATTTTCTAAATATATCTTTCCTTCACTTATATTATGTTCTAAATCGAATATTTTTCCAGATTGTTGTTGAATTAATCTAATTGTTTCAGTTATAGCCTCTTTACATCCAATTTTATCTTTAGTATCTGTTGCATTATCACACATTTCACTACTTCTATAACCATAATTTATTAAAAAGTTAACCAATTCTTCTTCATTTTTTGGGTCATTAAGATTTTTACTGTTTATTTGTTTCCAGCCTGCTTCTGGTATTCTTTTTCCATTTTCAGCATGGCAATTCTTTTTTAATGTTTTAACTTGTTTTTCCATTTGTTCTATACCTTCTTCAGTATCTTTAATTTTATTTTTAACAATTATTTTTTTATCATCTTTGTCAGTTGTAGTTGTATATATATATTTGTAAAATATTGGAACAACTATTACTAATGCAATAAAAACTATTTCAAATGCTAAAATATAATATACAGTTTGTGGAGTATGTCTTAATTCATTATATAAGAATTTTACCGTATCAAAGAAAATACAAGGTATTATAAATATCAAATAAAACAAAACATTAATCAATGGATTATTTTTTAAAATATTTTTAAAATTAACAGAAGACATCAATCCCCTATATATCAAAAACATTCCTGATAATATAGTACCTATCATAATCATAACAGATCCTGAAACATTAAATAAAATATTCTTACTTACTAAAAATGCAAATGCTGCCAATATTCCCATTGCGACACCTACACTAATTAAAACATAAAGATATCTAGAAGAGTTTTTAAATAACCAATTATCTTTTTCTAAATTGGTTCCTGTATCTGGATATTGACTGGAGAGATTTTTCGTAAATTTAACAAAAAATATTGCCAAACAAACAAAACCCAATGCTACTAACATAAAATTAATAATATATGAATAATCCGCTATCTGTTCAGGATAACCATTCGTATATATATATAATGTTAAACTTGCAAATAAAGCAATAAATAATAAGACAAAAGAAAATTGCATATTATTACTATTACTATCCCATGCACCAAATTTAGAATAACCCCAACTTTCACGTGTTCCTGGCATTATTGGAAAAACAAACCATAACAATTGTAAAAGCAACTTAATAGGAAATACTACAATAGTCAATACTACATATTTTACTAGTGAAAATGCTCTGTTATATCCATCAGGAAATTCACCATTTTCTCTATAGTAATTTACTCCATATCCTATTATAAAAAGTATTGATAATATTAATAATGCTAAAGGGGTATAAATTATTGCTGATGTGATACCTTTTAAAATTGTACTCATTTATATTTTATTAACATTAAATAAAATATAAATTATCTATTAACTTAAAATATATAATAATATGATTATAAGAAATTTTTTGATGTTTTATTTGCATGACAATTATTACAAAGTGCTGCTAAATTAGAAACTTCATTTGTACCGCCAAATTGTAAATCTATTTTATGATCCACTTGAAATGTATGTGTTAATTGTTGATTGCACATATTACACTTCCAACTCTGTTGAGATGCTACATATTTTTTTTTTGTTTCACTAACACTTCTTTTAGTATTTGTATATCGTGAATTAATTGGATTAGGCATTTGAGGTTGAATTTTATATGATATATTAGATTGTTGCCCTAATTCATTAACTTTATCACGTGCATTAGTAAAATCAAAAATAGGTGTTAACATATCACGAGTATTATTATCAACAGGCATATATTTTATTAAATCTGTAGCATGTTTTACTAAATTTTTTGTTTCATTTGGGTTTTTATTTATAAATAAATAAATACTTAATCCAACAAATGCAAATGTTGCCATTCGAAAATACTTTTTACCCTTTAATATATATTCGGTAAATTTTCCATCATAATACGTATTGGCAACTAAAAATGCAGTAATTACAAATATTAAAAAGTTAATTTTCATATATATACTTAAAATATATATAAAAGTGGTAATAATAGTTAATTATTAAAATTTATGCCTTTTTGTAAATCATTCCTAAACGATGATGTTTTCTTCCTTTATAAGTCTTACCCTTGTACTTAAAAGAAGCCAATCCTTTCTTTTTAGCATTTAACATAAGTTTAAAGTATTGATTAAGACCACGTTTCTTTCCCTTCTTTCTAGTTCTTTTCTTTTTGCGGGTTCTCTTTCTAGATTTCTTTCCCTTTCTGCGTCTTTTTCCACCGAGAAGTGAACCAACAGCGGGTTCACTATCTGCAGCAGGGACAACAGCATCTTCAACTTCAGGGGCAGGTTCTTCATCACCTCCGCCGCGCTGACGTCTTTTTCTAGAACGACTTCTTCTACGTGTTCGTTTAGCCATTATATATTTAACTTATATTTTTATTTTAACGAACAAATATCCTAAATCATCTTTTATAAAAATACAGAATAGATAATATTAATAATATAAAAATTCCACCTTCAATATATTTTTTTCTTGTTTTTACTAATTTTTTATTTTTCATTTCTTTTGGTTTATATTCTTCATAATATTTTTCTAAATCTTCATAAAATCCAGTTTCATGTTTTTTTAACTTTTTATTAATTTTATTAAAAATAAAATGAATCCATTTCATAAATGACATTCTAGAACTTAAATAAGGAGTAACAGGATATTTGTCTAAAAGTTCTAAAAATGTATTACCAATAGGATCCATTGGAACAAATACTGGTAAATTCTGTATAAAATCATAATATTTTTTAATACTTACATCATTTGGATGTTTTGGATAAGTAATTGCGATAGTTTGTAAAGTAAATTTTAAATGTGGCAGCCATACATTAGGGTTTAATCCCATTATATAGCAAATGATATAAAAACATAATTATTTAAACATATATATGATAAAATCAAAAGATTATTATGAATCGCTGTACTGTAATAATTGCGGTAAAAGAGGACATACATACAATCAATGTTCTAAACCAATTACAAGTATAGGAATTGTTGCTATTAATAAAGAATATAACAATATCAAATTTTTAATTATATGTAGAAAAGATAGTCTAGGTTATGTAGAATTTTTAAGAGGTAAATACAATTTAACTGATAAAAATTATATACAAAATTTAATTAATGAAATGACTATAACAGAAAAAAAGAGTGTGTTAAATAATGATTTTCCAGATTTATGGAATGAACTATGGGGTAAATTTAGTCATAATCAATATAAACAAGAAGAAAAATTATCAAAAGATAAATTTTCTCAACTGAAAAAAGGGGTAAATGATTTGTATACTAATGAATTATTTACACTCGAAAAACTAATTGAAAATAGTATAACAAATTGGGAAGAACCCGAATGGGGATTTCCAAAAGGACGTAGAAATTATAATGAAACAGATATTAATTGTGCATTAAGAGAATTTCAAGAAGAAACAGGATATAATAAAAAAGATATTCAAATTATTGCAAATATTAAACCAATACAAGAAGTTTTTACAGGCTCAAATTATAAATCATATAAACATAAGTATTTTTTAGGATATATTGATAATTTAAAAAAATCTACAAATTTTCAAAAAAGTGAAGTTAGTCAATTAAAATGGCTATCTTTAGAAGATTGTTTAAAAAAAATAAGACCATATAATTTAGAAAGAATTGAAATAATAAATAATATAAATAAAGTTTTACATAAATATAGTTTAATCTCATAATATATTATTA